AAGATGGAAGGATGAAAAAGGTCTCCTATCAGGAGATGCCTTTACTGATAAAAATACAATAATTTTAACTGTAGATGGCAAGGAATATCCGAAAAAGTTTAACTTGAAAAAAGGATCTAACGAATATTATCAATGGTTACAAGAGACAGTAAACAAGATAAGAGCTGAAAATGATAGAAAAACTAAAAAGGGAATGAGAGGTGGAGAGGATAAAAATTACGGTGACGACTCAGGAACCTAAAACCGAAAAAAAATGAATGAAGAAGCCTTAAAAAATATTTGGGAACTCTTTACTGAAAAAGGATTAGTTAGTGCAGACTTTAAAACATGGGTTTCTAATCTTTCAGGAAGCACTGAGGTGCAAGCTAATGTGCATGAATATTTAACTGACAAGGGTTATGTGGAAAAAGATTTAGAAACATGGACTAATAATTTAGGTTTAAAAAAAAAAGATCTTACCGATTCTACTGCTCCAGAGGACGTTACGGTATCTGTTACCGAGGAAGTTCAGGAAGAAACTGGCTCTTCGGATTCTTTGCCTCCCATTCAAGAGATAAAACCTGATGATTCTATTTTTGAACCTGGTGAAACTCCTGCAACAGGACAGGAAGAAGAACCAGTTGAAGAGATAGTAGAAGATGAAACCACTATTACCGAGCTGGCTGCTTACGACCCTCGTGAGCAAGACTCTGACACCCAAGTTACTTATGATAAAGACGCTACTTCTTTTGAAAGATCGTTAGCTTTTATTACCCCAGACCTTATTGATAGAGAAGAGTCTGAAGTGGTGCCTCGTATGGAGTATCATTTTGGTGACCATGGTTTTACTTTTTCAGAAACAGGAGTAGGCGATTACATGAGAGTAGAAGCGGATAATGGAGAAACAATTCGTATTAGCTTAGATAACTGGAGAAGAAAAAGAGACCAAAGCGAAGCACTAAAATTAACAGAGTTTTTAAAATCTAATCGTAGGCGAGACCCTATCATGGATGAATTGTCTTATGACAACGATATTAGTCGTAAAAAATATTTTAGTCGTCAAGCAGTAGATCAAGAAATTGCGGATATTAAAAATCAATCAGAAGCATTAGGTAAAAGATATCAAAGTTACTTAAAAGAAAAAAACAGAATTGAAGGAGCTATTGATTTGATGTTAGATATTCCTATTGAAAAAAGAGGTCCTAACTTTAAAGCAGAGTATGACAAGCTTGTGGCAGAAAACAATGCATTAAGTGGTACTAAAAAGAATTTAGAAAATGACTTTCAAGACTTTCAAATTTATGCTCAACAAGTAGACAGAGCTGTAGGTAATTATATTTTAATGAAAGAAACAGAAGGAGGTGCAGTAGAAACATCCATTAAAAATGTATGGAATAGTCTTATAGCAGGTATCACTAAACCTTTAGCCAGTGCACTTGCAGTACCTATAGATATATTTTATGGGGTAGCTCAAAAGATAGACGAAGATTTTGGCATGACGCAAGACGAAAAAAAGGAAAGATATATAACTATTGCTAAAGATTTTGGATACGAAATACCAGATAATATTGAAGATGATGCAGTATTTGATAGTTGGTTAGAGAAACTAATGAAAACTGATTTTAGTGGAGGAGAAAAAGAACAAATAACTGCAGGGGGGTATCCTAAAGAAATAAGAGAACAACTTATAGCTGATGGTTATGACCCTTCAAAAATGCAAGTATATAAAGAAGGGTCTAAGTTAGTGACAAAAATATGGAATCCTAATGGAGGTTTATTAGGTAATGGAGCCTATGAAGATGTTCCCGACTACGTTAAAGACAGAACTAAAGGTGAAAGAATAAGAAGATTAGTTTTAGACCAAGAGGTTAAAGAAAACAAAAATCCTTTTAAACAAGATGTCAGAGAGTTGTTAGACTTTATTAAGTTTAGTGATGTCAGTGATGAAAGAATAGAAGCTCAAAGGAGTGCACCGGGAGCCAAAGGGATTATAGCAGAAGGTATTTATGGGTTATCGGAATCTTTACCATCTATCTTGGTAGGGTTTTTAGGTAAAAAGAAACAAGTTCCTAAAGGAGTTGACACTAAGTTTGTCAAAAGAATGCAGCAGAAGTTTAAAAACTATATCACTAACAAAGGAGCGGTAGCTCAAACTATAAGTTTTAGTTTACTTCAAAGTGATGCTTTATATCAGGAGATGGAAAATGATCCTGACTTTAAATATGTTACTGAAACAGAAAAGAAAGGTTTAATTATTCCTTTAGCTTTAACTACTGCAGTATTAGAAACGTATGGTTTAAGAAGTATTATAGCTAACAAAACTTTAATGGGAGGTTTAATTACTCAGGTTACTAAGAGGTTACCTAAAGGGGCTACTCCTAAAATGTTTAAAGAAACATTAAATAAAGTAATACAAAGTAATTTAGCTAAAGGTATTTATAATAGTAAAGTAGTAAAAGGAGGAAGTAGAATAGTAAAAGCAGGTATAGTAGAAGCTGAAACAGGTGGATTGCAAACAGTAGCTGAAATAGGATTTAAAAATATCTGGAATGACATGTACGAGAAAGATATGTTTAATACTCCTGAGATGTGGTCTGAAGAATTTAAAGAAGAGGTGGTGCGTGGTGCTTTAGCAGAAGCAGTAGGAGGTATTGTTATGGGAACTCCAGGAGGATTAGTAACTGCTTTTAATAAAGGGGAGATTGACGAAATATCAGATGATATGGTAGCTTTGTTTAATGAAATCAGACAAGATAAGACTACGGTTGAAGCTTATAAAACTCAATTAGATTTAAAAGTAGCCAATAAAGAATTAACTAAAGAGGAAGCTCAAAAAGCTTTATTAGATTTTGAGGTATTATCTTCAGCGGCAGAATCTATTTCTACTGATACTGACTTAAACCCTACGCAAACTAAAAAAGCATTAGGGTTAGTGTTCTTAAAAAATCAGATTGAAAATCAGATGGAAGGCATGGACCCTGATTTAGGAACTTATAAAACTAAAGAAAAAATACTGGCTACTATCAAAGACAAATTATCTAAGATAGGAACAGACCAAGAAGAATCAGCTAACCTTAAAGAAACCCAGGAAGAAATTACTGTTACTGATAAAGAAGTAATGGATTCTTTTGCACAAGATGGGATAAATATAAACAACCCTGAAGAAGTAAATAAAATTACTTCAGAACAAATAGCGAAAAGAAAACAAGAATTATTAACTAAAAAGAAACAAGATGCCGTTCAAGAGTCAAGCACAAAGAAAGTGGATGTACAAATACAAACCCAAGATGGCCGAGAGGTGGGAGAGGGAGACACCACCGGGGATATTACCACTACGCAAGAAGGCCAAACCAAAACCGATACTAAAAAGACAAAGAAAAAGAAAGTAACTTTAAAGGAAAGGTCGGAACAAATAGGTCAACTAATCCAAGAACAAAAGCAAGACCAACAACAGAAACCTCAACCGATACCTAAAAAACAATTAAAAAAGGTAAGCGAAACAGTTTCTATAAATGAAGGAACTAAACCTATCACGGTTAATCCTTTATTAGAAAGTATTAAAAGAAGAGTTAACAATACCGCTAAAGCATTAAAAATAATTGCTCCTAAAGTTAAAATTATTATGCATGAAAGTGCTACTGATTTTCAAAAGGCTACAGGTAAAGACGGCAGAGGTACATTTTTTGACAATACTATTCATATTAATTTAGAAACAGCTACTAATACTACTATAGCTCATGAAGCTTTTCATTCTATTTTACTCAGTAAGTTAAGCACTGATAAAGAAGCTCAGGCTGTAACTAAAAGAATGATGCAGTCTATTGCTAAAGCTTTACCAAAAAACAGTGAGTTAAAACAAAGAGTAGAAGAGTTTGTAGAAACTTATGAAGAAAATATTCAAAACGAAGAACGTCTGTCTCAAATTATTGGAGAGCTATCATCATCATATACTCAATTAAAAGCTCCGCAGAAAAGTTTAATTCGTAGATGGATAGATAGAATAGCAAAAGGTTTAGGTATTAAAGTGTCAGAATTTACTAAATCGGATCAAGATGTAGTAGACCTTTTAAATACTATAGCAACTAAAGTAACCACAGGAGTAGAGATCCAAGAAGAAGATGTTAGCGTAATTAAAGAAACTAAGAAACAAGTTAAAGCTGAACAGAAGCAAGAAACTAAAAAGAAAAAAGAAACCAAAAAGAAAGAAGCTCCTAAACAACGTGAGCAAAAAACTCTTAAAGAGCGTACTGCGAGAGAACAACAACTTGAGAAAGAGGTCAGCAGGGAAGCACTAAAAAGTATTATTCAATCAATAAGAAAGTCTAACCCTTATTCATCAGCAGTTGATATATTAACTGATGTTTATAAAGGTAATGTAATTGAAGATTATAATTACGACTACTTAAATGATGATTTAACATACGATGCATTAATTGACTTTTTAGGTGCAGAAGAAATATTTGATAACAAACGTCAAGCTATTGATAAGCTGTCTACTATAGGCAAGGGTGTTGTTCTTAAAGATATTGAGACCGTTAAAAAAGAAGCTCCTAAACCACGTGAGCAAAAAACTCTTAAAGAACGTGTTGTTTCTTTAGCTCGTATGTATAATATGAATGAAAGTGGTTTCACTTCAAGTAAAATAAATTTAGGTCCTTTTACTTCAGCAGCCAGAAGATTAGGATTGGGTGTTAAGAAAGCAAGAGGAATAGATGGTGGTTATTATTTTACCAGAAACGGAGTAAAATATAATCCATTTCCACCTAAAACTTTTAATCCAAGATATCAAAAAGTTTTCAATAAATTTCAAAGCCCAATTGATATTATTCAAGTAGCCAGAGCTGCAGGGTTTCAAGATACGGAGATTAAATATTTTTTAAAAAATCAAAAAGGATTAAAGGTTAAAGAGATAAATGAGTTAATGGAGGTAAAGGCCAACTTGTTTGAATCTATGCCTGCAGTATTTGGAAACTTACCAGGAGGTATGAAAGCAGGATTAAAACTTTATACAGCTACTGTTAATAAATTTAATCAGTTGTTAGAAAAAAATCAAGCTTTACCTAAGGGTAAACAACTGAGTGTGACAGAATTAATTAACCAGTCTATTGAGTTTATGACCGAACAAAAACCTTATAAAGATGCAGTAGAAGGAGTTAAGTCTAAAGCTAAAAAACCTAAAATGATGTCTACCCTACAACAACAACTTCAAGCAGGAATGCAAGAAGCTTTAGGAGGTGGGGCTGTACGTGATGTAAGTAGAAGTATCGCTGGTCTTAAAAAAATTATTCGTCAAAAAATTAGAGGAGCTAAAGAGATTCGTTATATAAAAAGACAATTACAAAATACCATTAGAGATATATTGCCTGCTGGTGAGTACACTAAAACAGAGGTAAGACAATTATTAAGAACCATTCAAGAAGCTGAGCCAGCTTGGCTGAAAGGAAACTTGCAAAACTTAGTTAAACAAATTGAAGAGATGGGAGCTAAGAAGAATGTCAGTATTTTGAATAGACTTATAGATAAGTTGTTAAATAAAGAGTATGAAGTTACTATAGGTAAAATAAAGAAAGGAGTAAAAATAGATAGTAAAACTAATAAGATTTTAAAATCTATTAAAGACAAGCTATACAAGTCTGCTGAAATTAAAGATGACATTGTTAAAGAACAAGAAGATATTATAAGAAAAATTGAAGAGCTTAATCAAAAATTAGAATTAACAGCCGAGGAAGAAACTCAATTATTAATTTTAAATGCGGCTTTAGGAATTAATAATTCTAAATTAATGGATGACACTAACCCTCGTAAAGCAGATCAATTAGCGGATGTATATAATAATTTAAAAGCTTTAGTGTTACAAGGGCGTAATAATTATAAAGAAGCTGCTGCGGAAAGGTCTAAGAGATATTCAGAAAATACTAATAAATTTTACCAAGCTCTGACTGGTAATAAAAAACTTTTAGACTTAAGTGATGACAAAATAAAAGCTAAAGTTCGAAAAGAAAACGAAAGCCGTAAGGCTCAACAAGAATCTGAGGCTGGAGATAACAGAAGAAGTACATTACAAAAAGGAAAAGCTAAGGTTAAAAAGTATTTTTCTAAAATTGGAGTTATTATGAAAGATTTTGTTGTGGATAAAGGTTCTTCTTTAAGCACCTTAAGTATGGCTTTAGATCAAGCGACTGGAGATATGTTTGATGGATATATAAAAGACTTTATTTATAGAAAAACAAATGAATCTACTCGTGTATATAAAGAAAGTATTATGGCTTTGGACGCTTTAATAATAGAAAAAACTCAAGAGTTTTTAGGAAAAGATTATAAAAAGAAAATAAGAAAATACAGAAAAGTATTAGTATTAGATGATATTAAAAACGGGAGACTTTATAAAGACCCAGCTGCCGTTAAAAAAGCTCAGGCTAAATATGATAAAAACCCTACAAAAGAAAATGAAAAAAATTTATCGCAAGTTCAAAAGGATAATTATCCATTTAGAAAACTAACTCCACTACAACTGCAATATCTTTATTTCCAATATCAACAACCTCAAACTCATTTAGGATTTGAAAAAGCTTTAGGTAAAAGATACAAGGTTATAATGAAAGGACTTAATCAATATTTTGAAGAGACTTATCCTGACTTATTAGCCTTGGGGCAATACCAAGTGGAAGAACTAATGCCTGCTCTTTATGAGAAATACAACAAGGTTTATAAAAAGATTTATAATACGGATTTACCACAGCGAGATAATTATTCTGGAAAAACATTTAGGGAATTAACGAAAGGAGATAAAGTAGAAATGGAACAATATGACCCTTTATCTTTGTTTGCGGAAACCGGCAACAGTCAAATGCTTCAAAATGTAATAGGTAATTCTACTAAAATAGCTACTAATAATAGAAAAGCTATTATGCCTGTGGATGCTTTTATGGCTTTAAATGCGTACATAAAAGACATGGAACATTTTCATGCTTATGCAGACAATATAAATGAAATAAAGAAAGTTTTTAAAAACCCTTTAATTGCTGAAACAATTGAGTCTATATATGGAAAGGATTTTTATGACACGGTAGAGTTAGCCTTAAAAGCTGTTGCTTCCAGGGGTAAATTAGGACAAAGCGATAAGATGGTTTCTTTAGTTAATAATATAAATACAGTTTATATAGTCCAAAAATTAGGACTTGGGTTAACAGTATTTCTTAAACAGTTGACTTCTTTTCCTGCTTATAGTTCTTATATTGGGACCAGAAACTGGATTAAAACTTTTGCTACCTTGGCCGCCAATCCTAAACAATGGGCTCAAGCCGTAAAAGAAATATCCGAAAACTCTGTGGAAATTAAATATAGATATTGGGATAATATTAGTAAAACTATTGAGGCTTATGGAGAAAAAGGAATGGAAGAATATACTCCGGGTGACAAAGGTAGTAAAACTATTAAAGGTTTAATGTCTCTTATTAAGCTGGGGGATAAAGGAGCTATTTATTTTGGAGGTGTTCCTAATTATGTGTTCCTTAAAAATAAATATATGAAAGAAGGAATGAGTGAAAAAGAAGCTCAGAAAAAAGCCATTATAAGGTTTGAAGAACAAACAAACGAAGTACAGCAATCTGCTAATAAACAAGATAAAGATTATTATCAAAACATGGGTGGGTGGATGCAGCCCTTTAATATGTTTCAGTCTGCTCCTAAAGCTTACTTAAGACAAATTTTTAATGCCTATAGACAAATAGGTAGAAAAATATCAGCTCGGGATTTAAGTGCAGGAAAAGGAACGTTAGGAAAAAACTTAAAAGTTTTAGCTATGTATCAGTTTGCTTTACCTATGATTTTTCAATGGGCCACATCAGGATTTCCTTTACCGGGAGGAGATAAGTGGGATGAAGAAGATACTAAAGACCAAGCAAGAGCTGCTCTGTTAAGTGTGTTTAATTCTATATTTTTATTAGGAGATGCTTTGGAAATAGTAGCTAATTTGTTTTCTGATAAACCATACTGGAAGGAAAGTGCTCAAAACCTTCCTTTATTAGATGTAGTAGTTGAGGTGTTGGATCATTATGAAGACGCTACTACATTAAAAGATGAAGAGAAAGCTAAAGAGGCTTGGGTTCAAATGAGTTATGCTATGCTACCTTTAACTAAATTGGTAGGAGCTCCTACTCCAGTAGCAGGATTCCCTTTAAAAACATTAGATAGAATGGGTAAGAATATGAAAAAAATAATTGATGAAGGAGGTGACCCAAGAGAAGTGTTATTAAGAATGTTTAACTACTCGGATTATGTTATTGAAGGTAAAGAAGAAAAGAAACCTAAGCCTTTTAAATTAAGAGAAAGTGAAAAGAAAGAATATTTTCCCGACTTATACGAAGCAGAAAATGCTTACAAAAAAGATCCTTCATATTTAGAATTTAAAAAAATAGAAGATGAAATGAAAAAAGAAAAAGAGGCGGCTCGTAAGAAAATGTTAGAAGATATGTATGGAGAATAATAATAAATATTTAAAACATCTATAATGAATAAATTTAACGAAGACATTTGTATTGAGCAAACTTATGAAGTTTTATTAGGAAACGAAACCATTCATACTTTGATGGACTCTAATGAAGGAGTTAATTTATTATATGATCCTACTATTCCTTTAAAAGATATAGACCCTACAGTGTTTGATATTTTATTAGATTATTATATTGATTTAGAAGAGTATGAGAAGTGTCAAAAAATTACTGACTTTCGTAAAATTATTTTTTAAAATTTTTATTATAATTTTTTCTTTCAGCTTCTAATTTATAATAGATAAATGACTGAAAGCCATTGATATGTGAATCCGTAGGGAAAAAATACTTCCATCCTTTAGACTTCCCTTTGTTGATATAATAACAAAAAGCTACTCCAATTTTTCCACTACTTTTTTTAAAATTAATTATTGCTGTATGGTCTGATGTAGGTATTACTTCATCTACTTCAAAGGTTTCTTTATTAAAGTTTCCTTCTCTATCTTTATATGAAAACCTTTTAGCAATCATCTTACTAAACTCTTTTAATTCTATAGCTATTTGTTTATTCATAATTTCTTTTATAAGTAGCTATACGATGACAATTAGAACATCTTATCTCACACTTTTCTATCTCTCTCTTAATTGTTTTTAAAGAATAAGCTGATCTTACCATATTTGAAATACATTCTTTTTTTCTGCCGTGCACATGGTCAAAGTCTAAAACCAAAGGGTTTGTCTCTCCACAATCTATGCACTTAGATTGTTGTTTTATTTTATTAACGTAAGCTCTGTTTACCGCAGTTTGTTTTTTGTTTCTGGCTCTGGCACGTGCTTTTATTTTTTCTTTGTTGGCATGGTAATGTCTCTTACTGGCTGCAGCTTGATCTTTTTTACTTTTGTATGCCATTTATTTTAAGGCCAGACCACTACCACATTTGTATGGTCAGTTGGTTTATTATTTTTATCTTTACTTTTTTCTTGGTTCCGTAGCTCAACTGGATAGAGCAACAGCCTTCTAAGCTGTAGGTTATAGGTTCGAGTCCTATCGGAATCACTTTTATAAATCATCGGATAAAGATTGAATTAGGTCAGCTAATACTTTCATTAGCTCTTGAGCTTTTTGTTTAGCTTGGTCGTTTTCTCTGTCCATTAAGTGCTCATATAAATCATCTGCGAAGTCATGCACGGTATTACTCACATGGTTAATGTGTTGAATTGTAGTAACATCGTCCTGAGATACTCCTTTCATTTGTTCAGTTGATTCTTGTTTTATAAGCCATTAATAAAGTGGTTTAATTTATGTTCTATTTCTTTGAATCTTTCTTCAGGCACCCTTCCATCTATCATATTGATTAACGATCCGTATTTTTTTAAGAGTTTATGTTGAGTAACCAACTCTTCTTGAACATTAATTACTGACAAATTTAACATTTTATTTTGTTCACGCAAATTTTGAAGCTCTTTTTTTAATTGTAGAGGATTTAATTCTACATATTCATCAGCTTCTTGAGTCCATAAATCTAAAATATTAATGAAATCTTTTTCTAATTTTTTATTAAACTTTAACATATAAGGGAACTCTCTTAAAGCATGTAATATAGTGGCATGATTTTTATTAAAGTTTTTACCAATAAAACTTAAAGTTAATCCACATTCATCTCTTAAAATTTTATAACAAATAGCTCTTCCTTGAATAGTTCTTTCTTTTCTATTTTTCTTATCTACATTTACACCTAAGTAAGAGTTAACTATACTCTTAACTGCTTTTACTTTTTCTGTGTTCATCATTTTTTAAAATTAAATTTAAATTATAAAGATCTAAATAGTCATCTATGGTAATAAGTTTTACATCACTTAAGATAACATTAGAATTTTTAGTATGTATTATTTCAATAGCAAAAGTAATAGGTAATTCGTTAGGTGTTTCTATTAAACCTCCTAAGATAGTAGAAGTTAAATCGTTAACAGGTATTGAGGTGCGATTACGTTCAATATAAGCGGCAATTTTTATAGCCGTTCTAACATCTAATTCTTCTAAACTTGCTATAAAATCATCCTCTAAAAGATATTTACTCACCTTTGTATACTTCGGTTCTAACTCCATGATTCTTTAATTCTTTTAATCTATATTCTTGTATTTTAGAAAGCTTACCTTTCGCTGTTTTTATTTCGGAAAACAAAACATCAGCTCCAGGAGGAATAGCAATCACATCAGGGATGCCATTCTTATTAGTCTTAATTAATTTTATAACATAATAACCTTCGCTTTCTAATTGTTTAATTCTTTTTTTTTGTATTTGTTGTTCGGTCATTTTTAAAGTCTAAGTAAAAACCTACAGCTACAATCAGGTTCATTCCAATAGAGGACACCAGTTCCACCACATCGTGAAAGCTATGTATAGAAAGATGGATATGTCCTACCACCCAAAAAGGAATTGCTAAGTTTTGACTGATCCAAATTAAAGTAAACTTAATAAACCTCTTCATTACAAAGTTAATAAATCTCGTTTAAAATGGGCGAGGGTATAATCTTTTTTCTTTACTACAGCTTTATATATTTCTTTTTCTATTCCTTTATTACTAAATATCCAATAGACTTCATTCTTTAATCTATCTTTAGTAGTCATCCTATCTCTTGATTGCCAATAACTTGTAGCTGAAAAATCTATATTATAATAAACTAAGGCATGAGCCTTACGCAAACTTATTCCTTCTCTTCCACTTACAATCTGTAAGGCTATGTGTTTGTTCGTGGTATTAAACTCTTCTAAATCTACGCATAAATTATCTTTAAAAACTGCTTTCAAAGCATTAAGTTCTTCTTTAAATTTATAAAAGATTCCTATTTTAAGACCTTTAAATTTATTTTTAATATACAAGGCTTTACTTAAATCTAACACCATAGAGTTTCCACTCTCAAACTTAATAGTTCCGCTACATAACTGATGAACTTTAGTCATCAACTTGACAGCCGTGTCAGCTAAAATAACTTCTTCTTTACCCTCTATTACTAAATCTTTTTTTAGTTTAGCTATAAGCTGGTATGTTTCTTTTTCCATATCTACCTCTAAGATTTGTTCGTTAGTATGTACCACAAAACCTGCTTCCTTTTGGCTAAAACTAATAGTAAAAGGACTCATATCTTTAAGTATTTTTTTATTCCCCTTAGAATAATCATTAATATATAATCCTCCAATCTTTTTCTTAACCACACTAACATATTGATTAGCGAACTGATAAAAGTTTCTAAACATTCTAAAAGGATTATTAGGAATAAAATAAACCTGATGATACATTTGTGAATAGGCTTCAGGAGTTGGAGTCCCACTAAGTAAAATAACATAGGGGTTGTTTTTAAAAACTAATTGTTTAATTTTTTTAGCTCTACCATTTGGTTTAGGAAACGCACCCATACCATGAGCTTCATCACAAATAATTACATCCCAACCATTAGGATTTATTTTATGTAATGATTCATAATTAATGGTTTGCATTTTATACTTAGGTTGGTACAACTCATAATCTTTTTCAATACTGGGTATAGCTTTTTTCTTAGTTACAAACAAGACGTTGTTTATATCTAACTCATTACATATACCTAAAGCTGTTAAAGTTTTTCCCGTTCTCACTTCCATAGCTAAATATAAAAACCTATGATGCTTGATAATATTAACACCTTTATTAATAATATCACTTTGATAATCTCTAAACTTTATCATAACTCTAATGATTCTTGTTTGTCATAATAAGATTTATTAACAAACTCTATCCATCTACCTATCTTGTCTCTACCTTGTAAAGGATCACATTCATATTTAAACTGAGAATAAGAAACTAACCATTTACCAAAACGATTTCTACTTAATGCCATCTTAGCTTTGGGTGCATAATCAGGATGTTCATCCGTAAAATCTACATACAAATCGTGCTTGTATATTTTTGTGTTAGTAATTAACTTCTGATGTTTCTTTCCATCAATGACCCCACACCATTCTATAAACTCATGACAGGTTTCTGCTGAGAATTGTCTTGTTTTTAAATTAACAAAATCACTTTTAATTAATCCTTTATCTAAGTATAATTGTAGGCACGTGATCATGTAGTTGTCAAATTGACACCAGTCATTATCATCCCACTCTCCAAACATAAGTTTACCAAACTCTACCAGTGGTGTAAACTCTTTGGTATAAAATTGACTCAACTCTAATTCCCACTTTCTTCTTTCAAATGACGACCCTTTCCCTTTAATAGCATAGTTAGTAGTGATGGCTACCTTTGGAGATTTACTAAATGGTATTTTAATTGCATCTTTATTTTTCTTTTCAAGAGTTAACCCTTCAGTTACCACACTGAACAATCTTTCAAAATCAAAATGTTTTTTAACATCATCAAAGCAAAGTATTTGTGTATCTGCTGATACTAACTGATAAGCAAATGATTTTTCAAAGTTAAAAGACTTACCATCTATAACAACTAATTTTTTCATGTGAGATATACCATTCATAAACAACCCTTTACCTGTTCCTCCTTCAGGATTATCTGATATTAATTCATCATTTAAAATAGTAGCTGGACAATAAGATAAATTTTTCCAACCATGCAATAAATAACCTATAGTAGATTCCATTGATCTTACTCTTTTATCTGTACCTCCACTAATATTATTTATAAAAGTTTTATAATCACAATTAGTTACTTGACATAAATCAAACACTCTATCAATGACATGATCCTTCCATACGTATCCTCCTAAATCTAAATAATCAATAGGGGTAATCTCATCTTTAGTTATTTTTACTGCACAATTTTTATAATATAAGTAAGCACTATCCTTGCTGTCTGCAATAAAGTAAACATTAATAGATGAAAGTAAAGTAAGAAACTCCTCTCTAAAATAACGAGTACATTCTGCAAAATAATTATATACAGAAATATCATCTATCTCTAATAAATAACTTAAAACAAAATCTTTTATTTCTTTTTCTGAAGTATGGTCTATTAAATTGTTAGTAACCTTTACGAAGACATAATTCTTACTACCTTCAGGATTAAATTTATAAAACCCATTCTCTTCTAAAAACTTTTTAAAAGATATATGAATGATTTTAACTACACCCTTCTCTGATTTACTCCAGAACTTTTGTTTGTCTTGTTCCTCTTCTAATCTTCTAATAACATTATCCAGTACACTATCTTCTATATCCGATTCTTCTTCTATTTGGGCTTTTATTTCCCCTTTTGATACACCTTTACGTAGTTTAGACTTTACATCATTAACCTTTTCTTCATCCTCATAATACTTAGTTCCAAAATTTTGGACTTGTTTATAAGCTGAATGAATAGTTCTTTTTATTTCACTTTGAGAAAAATCTCTACTCCCAAAATTAGTCATCACATACTCTGCTAAAGTTTTATTAACTCCAAAATCATTAAAGGCCGATGCTAATATATATACATTGTTGTTTCTTTCTCCACTATTAAGTCCATACTTTCTTTCCCACCACTTCATTAAAATTTCTACAATTTTATTTTCATCAGTAATAGGTATTGTTTGGACATCTTTATGTTTTACTACTTCTTGATATTCTTGTTCTGTAATTTGATTAAATACACTTGACTGCTCATTAATAAAAATTAAAGGATCATAACTTTCGTAACAAACCCTTGATACATTTTTACACGTCTCATCAAAGTATGGAGAATCAAAATGATGTTGAAGAGAATTAAAAAATTGTTTATGAGTATCTACCTCTGATGGTATCTTAATTAAAACTTTTAAACCTAATCCACTTGGTGAAATGAAAACTGAATAAACATATCTATCTTTAGTTAGTTTTTCTTTTTCTTCTAATAAAAGTTTATCACTTTCATACCCATCAAAATCTAAACAAATCAAACCACTATGTTGCGTAATAGATGCATCGTTTCTTTTTGTAAATTTACCACTAAAACAAATTGCTGGTAATGACTGCTTTAATTGATTTCTTTTTTCTTTATCTTTTTCTGATCTTATTGCTCGTACTACTTCTTGTGATGCTCCCTCTTTTATTCTTTCTATTATTATACCTACATCTCTGTAAAAAGGTTGGGCCGTGTCCTTTATGTCTTTAAATATTGTTATTTCCATTTGTTCTGATGTTGTTAAATGTCAACTTGATGTCAACGATTAGTATTATATTTTACTTATTTACTTCTTATATTTCTTTTTTTAATGTCAAGATGTCAAAGAATATATATAAAATATAAAGAAATAAAAAATAATTATATATAACAACAATAGGTAGTATAAAATTACCCAATCGTTGACACCTTGACACCACTAAAGGAAAAAAATAGGGGGAATAAACCCCCTACCCTTTCAACTAAAGTAATGTTTAGAAAGGAAGATCTTCCTCCACTTTATCAGGAGTTGGTTCTTCTTTTTTTGGTTCAGGTTTGTAGGTATCAACCGCAACGTAATGCGTTTTACCATACTCATCTGCTCCATCCCTTTTTGCATTCACGTTAAGTTTGATATACTTCTTACCATTATATTCGAACATGTGTTCTTGAGGTAAATCAGTTAAACAAACGCTACATGAGATTAGGTTTCCATCAAATTTAGAAACCCCACTTCCGACATAAATTTTTTCTTCTGCCATGATTATTTATTATTATAAATTATTTGCTCCAACAAGTCCATTGTAGCTTCCATGACCTGGTCACGTTCAGCTCGTGATGAGTAGTTGGTTGGAACTTGCAACCACACAACACTATTTTTTCTTTTATAGAGTTTCTTTGATGATGTAAGTTTCAATATTTTCTTCAGCATCCTCGCTAAAAAACTTATTGTACACCTCAACTGCTCTTTCAACTTTTTCTTTACCATTATCTAAAAATTTTGTAGAGGGATAAAACACCCCTAATTCTAAACTTAATTTATCCACCACATAAAACACCAACGGCTTATCAAAAAATTGTTGATATAAATATGCTTGACTATCATAATTATATTTTCTCGCACTATATTTAAAGTCCTTAATGTTAGATGTAGTTTTAAGATCTATAATCATATCTTTCCCTACTATATCTGCTTTCCCTTTCCATTTTAATCCCATTAACTCATGTATAGCTGGTACTTCAAACTCATTATCTTCATCATAAATAGCATCGTGAAATTCTAAATTAGTTTTCATTGTACTAATAGCTTTATTGATTTCTTCTTTCTCTTTAGCTAACATCATTAAAGGTCTTTTATAATGTAGTAATTCTTCTTTATACTTTTTAGTATTTCTACTTGAAGCATCTATTACCCAATACTCTACACTATCTACCTTTTCAGGTTCTAACATAGCTGTATGAAAATATCTTCCTATTAGCATAGCTTTAGTCATCTCTTTCTCTTTACCAAAGTTTTTAGGTTCAGTTAGTAAAGTAATGATATCCGAGTTAGATAAAAACTGCTTACCAAACTTCCCGTAATAATGAAGATCTTCTTTTAATAACTTTAAATCTTTATCCATTATTTAATATGTTTAGATAGCTCCTTTTTTACAACCGCTTTTATATTGTATTTAGTTTCAAGATTTTTTATAATCTTTGGTAAACCTAACTCTTTGTTTTGAGCTATATACTTTAATACTTTAACCCAATTCTCATCTCCTATATTTAATTCTATAGTTGTTGGTTTTTTAGGTACTGGATTTTTACTAACTGCTACTGGTTGTCTTACAACCTCTGTTATATCTTCTCCTATCCACAAACTTAAACCTAAACCATGCATTGCAATAGCTTTAGCTGTTGATCTTTGTATGGCTGTGTTAACATCCATTGATGTTACTTTCTCTATAGGAATAGAGTTGTTTCTATAATCCATAACTGGTAGGTAATCAATATGTTCCATCTCATATATAGTTATACCTACTTTTACATAAGCTGTCTTACCATCAGTAAAAAAGTTTAATCCAGTTTCTTGACACTCATATACTTTTCGTTGAGCATAAGGATATTCTGCTTTTAATATGCTCCAGGCTGTAGCCCAAGATAAGTAATCAAACTTACCTTTTTTATCTGTCTTGTCTTTGATTGATATTGCTGATAGTTGTTTAAAAATGTTTCTCTTTTTTTCCATAATTTAATTTCTGTTTTAGATTAGTATATTTATTTAAAATTTTTTCTCTTCGCATTTTTAAATGCTGAATGTACTTGTCATTCTTTCTTGTGTTAATTTCTTCCCTCATCTTTTGTTCTATTAAATCTAATTTAATTTCACAATTTGACATAGCTACTCTGGTAGCTCCTTCTTTCCAACCATAAGCTAACACTAACTTATATTCTTTTTCACTTAACTCCTTAAAATAATCTCCCCCTCTATTGCAATTTAATATCTCAATACCTGATGGAAACTTTTTTATTTTTAATCCATAATTAATAATACTTTGCCCATTGACTAAAGGAGATTTAATTGATCCTCTATCTAAAGTAGCTTGTATAAATACTTCTTCCAAAGTGTACATTATAGATTTTTTTCTGCATAATTAAGAATGCCTTGATAATCCTTGTCGTTATCAATTAGTTTTTTAGCTTGTTTATATCCATGTATAATAGTAGAATGACTAACTGAATGACCTTGCTCTTCCATAAATCTTTGTATATAAGATATACGAATAGGTCTTTCCATACATAAATAATAAAGGATCTGTCGAGCATCTACACATTCCCTTTTCTTTGTTTTATCAAACATCTGCTCTAAAGTTAGGTGAAATTGTTCTGCTACTGCCTTTGCATAGGCAATAAAAATTTCTCTTTTCATAGTATATTTTATTTTATTTAATTTAATGTGCTAAAGTAATAAATTCTCATTACTTTAACAATAAATGTTTAACTTTTTTTTATTTCTTTTTTACATTGTACTCTATACAATATAAGGTATCCAATCAAATCAAGCATAGTATCTTCGGTTTTATCGTTAAGTCCCATTACTTTTATTCTACTTAACTTGTCATCAATCCTCGCCAGTATTCCCTCTTTAGCTGATAGTTTGGAAAAGATTTTAGGAGGATCATTCGCTGTATCTCCATACGCTTTATTCTTTTCCAATAATAACATTACTACTTCTCTTGCGACTTCTTTAATAAGGTCTGCTGTTTTAGTTGTCTCTTTTTCCATTGCTTATATATTTTTTTAAATTGTTCATTCTTTCCTTTTTTAGTTCCCAGATATAAATATTTTAATTCATATTCAAATACACTTCGCATTTCTTCAAAGTCTATTGTCTTGTATCCGTTTTCATCTTCATACCAATATACTGGTACTTCTATTGTTTCTTTCATAATTTTTTATATTTAATTAATACATTTTTTATTACTTCCTCGCATAGTTGTTGAGGTATTTTACTTCTCTCATAATTTCCTTTCATCCCTTGTGTTCCTGTTTGACTTCCTCGAGGTGCTGATATATGACAAGGATCTCCATTTTTACACATAGGTTTTGGCTTCCAATCGTAATCATTTGTCCATATATCCGTTGGTTTCATTCTTGTATCTCCATATTGGCAATAAGTTAAAGTATGTCTAACACAATCCATTTTATCCCAATGTGGAGCTTTCCTCATTTTACCTCTTGGGTTTTCTATATACCATATAAGGTTAGGGTTAACACTTAAATAGTTTTTTATAATTTCTAATGTCTTTTCCATAATCCGTATTCCTAACTTTGCTGAATCAGTTTTAGGGGTAAAAACTTCTCCCTTTACCCAATTCCTACCTATACAAGCAACACTAAATCCAGTACATGGAGGGGATGCCCAAATCATATCAGGAATAAATTTGTTTTTGTAATCAAAATCAAATATATCTTCCACGTAATCTATATTAGGAAAACTTTGGTTATCATACGAATTTACCATTAAGTTTTGATGGTCGCAAATTTTCCCTATACTTCGTGATCCTGCAAATAATTCTAATACTTTCATCCTTTTCCTCTTAAGTATTCATCCATAGTTATTGTGTTTTCTTGATGTAGTTTTTTTAAAAACATTTTTTCTTTTACTTCTTCTAAAAAATGTTCAGTTAAATTCTCATCACTTAATTGTTGCAACCATTGTATATATTCCTTATTAGGATATTGTTTTTGTTTTTCTTTTAAAATCAATTTATGTATTTCTTTCATAATTTTAATTTTTATAAATGTCCTCCTATTTCTAATTGTTCACATTCATATCTCCATTCACTTTCTTGATCCATTTCATCCATACCATCTCCTAATCCAAAACCAAATTCATATTCTGCTTTTGATATTTTCTCATCTATCTTATCTACATATAAATTCTCATTGTCAATGAGATATTGTTGTATATCAAATTCTCCATAGGTATTATAACATTTATTTATTTTAATATCAGTAATTTCTTTTGGTAGCTCTATTTCTACTTCTGCTATCTTATGATAAACGCTTCTTTGTATTATTTTTACTTTCATTTTATTTAATTTTAATTGTTTTTATATAACTCATAGGTATCGTTTAATATATCCATCATATCCTTTTTATATTCGGTTTCCAGTAGTGTTTTAATTAACCACTCCATTTCTCCGTAAGGATCGCAACAATCCTCTCTATACCATTTCATATAGTTTTCTATTTTATCTTCTAATTTTTCTTTTTCCATTTTATTTTGTTTTTAGTTATTAAAAAAAATAAGGCAAGAGTTTGGTATCGCAAATGATTTTATCTCTTATTAAGTGTGCTTGAGGGCGATATATCTGATTACTGCCATTAACCTCAACCAGTACACACCTTATTTATTATTCATTATATTTCCTTTTAGCTTCTGCTCTCTCCTCTTCATAGTTTTCTCTTTGGATCGCTTCGTATTCATAGTCTTCAATTATCTCACAATAATCTCCACAAGCTATACATACTATTCTTTCCTCACAATTTTCATCTTCTATTTCTTCAATCTCATCTCCACAACAAGAACTTACCATATCGCTATAATCAGGAGTCGCTAATTTCCAGTCATCATAATTCATTATATACTTTCTTTTAATAGGTTATTCTTTGCTTCCTCTAATGTTTTTCCTAAAAAATCGTTACTCCAATCGGCATAATAACCCACTCCATCATGATAATTAGGATGTTCATAAAGTAGTTTAGTTATAGTGTAGCATATATTGTCTTTAGTTTCTACCTCTTCAATCTCTTCCCATTGAGGACAATCATAATCTGATTGTATAATACATTCTCCACCCTCGTAATCCATTTCTGATCCATAACCTTGTTCTTCTTCCCATGAGTAGGTAAAAGATGGAAAATCTTTAGCAAACATTTGAATTATATTTTCTCCTATTGGACTCCAAGCAGATGTAAATGATATTACATCATCATCCATCTCAAAATCATAACACCCCCATTTTGTTCCCCAATTTTCTAAACACCAATCATACCAATTTGGTTTATCGGATGGAGATGTTGTCCCCTCTAATTCTTTAGGCATAGGTTTGTAGTATCTACATAATCCTTCTGCTTTCTCAATTTTCTTTAGTATTTCTTTTTGCTTTTTAGTAGGATCAGAAATAGTAATCCTCGTATATACATGATTAGGCATTTTTATTTAATTTTAAGTTTGTTAATAATTCTCTTTATTATATTTTCTTTTTTAGGTTTACAATTATACATCTCAAAAGTCATTCTTAAATTTTCAATTTCATAATTGATCCAAGAATTTACTTCTCTTCTGAACACGTGTTTTTGTTCGGTTTCATTCCATTCAACAGCATCATCTTGATATTTAAAATGTGCATACTCTTCGGCTAAAAACCTTAATAGGTTTTCATATTGTTGTTTAGTCATAATTTTAAAAGTTATTTATTATTATTTTAGTTAGTGTTTCTTTATTCAATTTATCTTTCTTAATTAATTCTTTTGTTTCTTCTAACTCCCATACTAACATTGGGGTTACTAAATGTTGTAAGCATATTGTCGTAAATTCAAAATGTGTCATATCTATTTAATTTTAATTATTGTACAATATTACAAAATAGTTTAATACAAGTCAAGTAAATGTTTAATTTTTTTTACAAATTGTATATTACTTCAAGGAATTTTATTATAATAAAAGCTATTCCTCCTAAAAATATACTCGCAAATACTCCAAAAATAATAGCTTCAATTATTATTTGGGGTAGTTTTTGCTTAAACTTCTTCCAATCTTTTTTGTCTTTTCTTGTCCAGTCAAGATCTTTTTCTACTTGTTTTTTAATTTCATTTAAGTTTTTCATTTTATTTATTTAAATCGTTAATATGTTGCTTCCAATAAGAGAAAAATTGTTCAATCTTTTCTTTATTGTTTTCTTTAATATCTTGTTCTAACTTTCCTAAATCATCTTTTAGAAAATTAAATAATCTTTCTTTGTCCATAATTTTAATTTTTTCCATTTTGTATTTAATTTTAGTTAATATCTATTAATTCTCCATTCCATTCTTTTCCGTTTAAATACCATACCCATTTTTTTTGTGTTATATGTACATTAGGTAAGGCGTTTAATCTTTCTTTTGTTGTATTACTGAACCAACCTGCATTTGTTATGCTTAATGTTCTTTTAGGATCATTGTATCGGTATGCTATTATATTTCCGTGTAACTTTAATATAGTTACGTTGGGTAATACTTCTACATTCATGTTTTGTCTATTGAATTTTTTAGCATTCATAAAAGCATTTATGCTATCGTTTGTAATTTTTCTCATAATTTTATTTTTTAATTGTTACTTCAAAATTATCATCTATATCTAATCCAATTTATTTAGTTTTAGTTAGTTTTTTTTCTTTTAATTCGTTATACACATCTTTTAATTCAAATAATAAATCTTTTGAATTTATCATACAACTTATATCTGTTGTTTCTTCTATATCATCCAAAAGAATTATTAATCTTTCTAATATATCTTTTTCCATTTTATTTAATTTTAATTGTCTATTTATTTTTGTTTAATTAAATTATCAACATCATTAGCAATATCTAATTCATATAAACTAATTAGTGTATCATTATTAGAATTATTTTTTACTAAAGTTTCAAAATCTTTTAACGCAACCTTTTTATTAGTATAACTCTTATGGGGTATGCAGTCGGCAAACCCATCCTTTCCATAAGGATATTCTACTTTTTCAATCCAATACTTTTTCATTTTTATTTAATTTTAATGTTATAATATTCTCCCATTGGGCTATCGTGGTGGCTTATTCTCACTTCATATTCTTTTTCTTTTACCTTTTTTATTTTATAAGTCAGATCACATTCAGGAGCAATCTCTCTAAATATATCAATAGTTTCATTGATAGTAAAAGTTTTCTTTCCACTTAAATTTCTCCATCCCATATTTATTCCCTCTACATACACATCTTTACCTATATGTTGAGTAAATTCTTCTTCTAACATATATTGAAAATCTTCCCAATGCCTTTCCCCTATATAATAATCATTTTCAAAATAATCTTCTATCTCTTTATCTGTTACGCTTTTAACTTCCCTTTCTTCATCTTCTAATATAATAACAAGAAATTCTTGTTTGTTTTCTTTAAAAAAGTCAATCTCATCTTGCATATAAGCACACACATCATAATAAGTTTTCCATACATAAGTTTTTGTTTCCATAATTTTATTTATTTAATAATTAATAATCTTTTAATATCTCATCTTCTAACTCTACGATATATTTAGCATATCGTAGGATCTTTTCTAATCCTCTTACTTCATAATCCGATAAATCGTTTGTTTCTTTATTATCTATTGCTTCTACGCAATCCTCTAAATCTCGTGCAGTATTCTCAAATCTGCAATAACTCATATTTCCCATAATTTTATTTGTTTAAGTTTTTAATTTTTTCTTTTTCAATGAATAAACTATCTACTTTAAATTCATATTCATTCCATAGTTTACTCATTTCTTTGTCAATCTTCAATAAATCCTTTTGTTGTTGTATAGTTAGTTTACTACTTGAGCAAGATGTTAAGAATAACATTAATAAACTCCATACGATTAAAATTGCTGTTAAATTGTTTTTTGTTTTCATTTTGTTTTGTTTAAATTATTAACAATATTCATTTATGTAGTTAAATAACTTTTTTTCTAAAATATGCAAATCTTTATTGACAAAATCATCTCTCCCAATTTGCAAAGAATAGTCATTGTCATTATGTTTCAATATATAATAATATTTATCATAAACTAACACATAGTCAATCCCACAATCTTTTGTTGTTTCTTCATCAAAATATTCAATGCTTTTTTTGTTAAATTCTTTAACTGACATTTGTTTTTTTGATTTAATAAAATTTTGTAAATCCATTTTGTTTTGTTTTTAATTTTAGTTAATAAATTCTTTTTTATAATATGCTTTTAATTCTTTCAATGTAAATTCTTTTTTCCATTGTGTAGTTTGTTCAATGTATTTATTATTATCTAATTTTACTACATTGTCGGATTTTAACCATTTTTCCATTTTGTTTTGTTTTTAATTATTAATTTGTTTTTAGCAGTTGTTTTCTATCCAATCATTATGAGCTTCTTTCACATCATCTTGTAACATATATTTACAACATTTATAAAAGTTTGGAAAACAATAAGCACATATTTCAATCATTTCTTTTATGTCTCCTTGTTCACAATATGAATTGTCTAATAATTCCATAACTAAATCATATGCAGATGTGTAATCTAAATTTTCTACATATTCTTTTTTTATAAAATTCTTTTTTTCTATTGATACTAAATTTTTCATTTTGTTTTATTTTAATTAAGTTGATATTCTTTTATATTATCCTCCATAAGTTTTTGTTTTACCTCTTGTAAACTCCATTTATCCCCCTCTTCCTCAAAAAATTCTTTATAGAATTGTAAAAATTTTAATGTATATTTCATTTTATTTAATTTTTGTTATATACAAAAGGGGTAATCATCTACCAACGTGGTTTGTGTCTTTACACCCCCTTTTGTTTCGCATATTAAATGCTCCTCAGTATAACTTTAGTTATATATATATTTTGTTCGTGAATGATGGTTTTTTGGTAGGGGGTTTAATTTGTATATTATATCCCATTTCCCCTCCTTTATAAATTCTAATTGAAACCCAATTTTATTTAATACTTTAACCATACAATCAAAACCACAAGCTCCATCAAGCCGAGTATTTGTATTTTTACTGCTTTTTAATTGGTTTTTATGGGTTTTTGGGTTGTAATGTGTTAAGCCGTAAAACTCTTTAGAATTTAACTTTTTTAACTCTTTTGTAAAATAAGTCATTATAAATTGAGCAAACGCAACGCCTTTTTTATCATATCCACCACCACCAGCCGAACCGAGTTTTTCATCATTTTTATTATATAGTGTGCATTTATGAGAACCACTACGCCCCCATTTAAAAATTAATACCGAATTTTTCCATTGTAAATCTAAATATTTTTCTTGTTCTTTTTTGCTTAATAAGGTTTTAACCCTCTTTTTAATTGTGTTCATTTGTTTTAATTTTAATTAATAATTGTTTTTATTTTATTATTTGTAAAAGGTTATTCATTGAAATATTACCATTTTGTACCAATTGCATTAATATCAAAGTTTTTATTTCTTTACTGCCTTTTTCAAATTCTTTTCTTCCCTCTATTGATAAAGCATACAACCAATTTTTATTCATTTTTAAATCTTTTTTTGCGATAGTGTATTTTTTCATTTGTTTTAATTTTAATTAATAAATGTTTAATTATTGTACAAATATAGTATAAAAATATTTAATAAAACAAACTTTTTTTAAATTATTTCTTTTCACAATGTAAAATAATTTTTAACTTACTGAATATCAACAAGTTATAAACGTAAAAAAAAGATCCTTTTTTTGTGTTTTGTTTGTGTTTTGGGGGGTTCGGTGGGGGTTTAACCTCTTTCTCTTTGTATGTAAACAAAGTTTAAAGAGGTATTAAATAGGGGAAAGGGGGAACACATTATATTATATAATGGGGGGAAAGGGGAACAGGGAACAAGGGACAAAGGGAACAAGGGACAAAGGGAAAGCCGACAAAGGAACAAGAGCCACCACCCACCACACCACGCCACCATGCCACCACTCCCACCAAAAAAAAGCTAAAAAAGTCAACAAAGTTTTTTTAAATCATAACCCCCCCTATGAAAAAAAAATCATTTTCGTTTGCCGACCTGTCGCTGTATGGTCATATATAACCCTCAACCCCCAGACATCTAATATATTTTTATTACCTTTGTAAAAAACGAAAACAATAGACTTATGCATAGAACATTTAAAACATTAATGGACATGGACGGTTTACGAGTAGAGAAGGGAAGATTAGTAAATGATCGTTATCCTTCTGAAAGTGGAATCGCTAAAGCGGCTCGTATTAAAAGAGCTGTAGAAAACGACAGAAAAATAAATCAAATAGCTGAAGGTATTCAGGTAGCTGAAAATAGAAAGAAGTTCAACGAACTTTATTTTTAATTCCCACAAGATAATCAACTTCCCAATTTTGTTCTGTTTTGATTAGTTGTGAAAGAGGTTAGACTTTATAGTCTGCCTCTTTTTTTATATAAGATGTCATAAACCGACATCAAGATGTCAATATATTTTTTGTTGACATCACTCTAACTTACTGATTTTCAATCTTTTAATATACTCTGATGTCAAGGTGTCAAAGAATAGTCTATTTTTTATAGTAATAAAATATTATATATAAGAGAAAATATATATATATATAGAATCTTTAAATCGTTGACATCTCGACATTAGTTGTATTCAAAAAAATTATTATATTTGTGTCATAATTTAATTTAATATATATTATGGCAGAACAAGGATACATTTCAAAAGACTTATGTTTTGATAATGATGGTCGTCAAAAGTTAATCAACGGTATTACGGCTATCTCCAAAGCAGTTAAGAGTACTCTGGGTCCCAGAGGAAAAACAGTATTAATCGAATCACCTCACCACACTCACGGAATTACAGTTACCAAGGATGGAGTTACTGTAGCTAAATCTATAGACCTTTATGATCCTGTAGAAAACTTAGCTGTGATGATGATGAAGGAAGCGGCTAACAAGACAGCCTCTGTAGCTGGTGATGGAACTACTACAGCTATTGTGTTGACTGAGGCTTTAGTAAAAGCGGGCTTACAATATTTAACTCCTGAGCATAACTCTACTGAGGTTATTAAGTTTGTAAGAGCTAAGGTAGATGCTATTGTAAGTACTTTAGAAAAAAATGCTCGTAAGATTAATAACAAGAAACTTTTAGATGTAGCTACTATCTCTGCTAATAATGATAAGGAGTTAGGTAAGATTATAGCTGAGGCTTATAAAGAGGTAGGTTTAGATGGAATTGTTACAGTTGAGAAATCTCAAACTTCTGAAACATACGCTGAGGTTACTAATGGTATTAAGATAGATAGAGGTTGGACTTCGCAGTTGTTTGTTAATGACCATCGTAAAGATGAGTGTATTATGGAGGATGTAAAGATTTTAGTATGTGATGCTGAGATTAACAATATCTTACAAATAGAGAATGTATTAAAAGAAATTATTAATAAAGGAGACAAACTATTAATCATTGGTCACTGTAGTACTAATATGGTTAATACCTTAGCCGCTAATGTAGCTCGTAATGGATTAAAGTTTTGTAATATCCTTCCTCCTAACTTCGGATACAAACAACATGAGTTAATGCAGGATATTGCTTTAGCGGTAGGAGCTACTTACTTTTCAGAGAAGACGGGAGATGATTTATCTTTAGTATTACCTAAAGACTTAGGTCATGCTAAAAAAATTGTAGTGGGTCAAGACTCTTCAGTACTTATTACAGGTCAAGCTATGAGTGGAGAAATGGTAGGAAGGGTAGCTGAGTTAAAAGAACAACAAGCTCGTACTAATAAAAAAGCAGACAGAGATTTTATCAATACACGTATAGCTTCTTTAGCAGGAGGGATAGGGTGTATATATGTAGGAGGTAACTCTGACATTGAACAGAAAGAAAAATTTGACCGAGTCGATGACTCGGTATGTGCAGTTCGTTCTGCTCTACAGGAAGGGATTCTACCAGGAGGTGGGTTAGCTCTATGGAGATTAGCTCCTGTAGTAAAAACAGATTATGATAATATGGATGAGGAAGCAGCTGACCAAATATTAAACCACACTTTAAAAGCTCCTTTAAATCAAATTTTAATTAACGCTGGGAAAAGTCCCGCAGATATTATGATTTTGGATTTAATAGATGATACTAATGGGTTTGATGTAAAAAATGAAAAGTATGGAGATATGTTTAAGATGGGGGTAATAGATCCACTGAAGGTAACCAAGAATGCATTAATAAACGCTACCAGTGTGGCCACTACCATCTTAAGCACTAACGCTATTGTAACACACGCCAGAGCATGAAGCCAATAGGAAAATACATTGTAATACAAACTGTAAAGGAAGAGTTAAAAACTCAATCAGGATTATTATTATCTCAAGAAGATGCTAATAACTTTAGATATAAGAAAGGTAAAGTAATTAAGCCGGGAACAGAAACTTCGAATATAGAAGAAGGAGATATGATATACTACGACAAGGCAGCAGGTCATGAGATGTTTATCAATGATAAGATTTATACTGTTATCCTTGAGAGAGATGTCGTTGTTGTCTTATAAACTGATTCATCTCTATAATCATATTTCTATATATCTTATCCATATAAGAAGCATCGTGTCTAAATAAAGGATTGTAAGCTGGAGATTCTCCTATCTCTTCGCCATTAAGTTTCTTGTATAAGGTGTTAACCAGGCGTTTACCCTGATAAGACAATTCATAAAGAGTGGTTTCTTTACCTTGACGCTTACGCCAAACATGTATCCACCCTTCTTTCAGAAGTCTATGAAACCTGGGTTCATCCCAAGACATACACTCTTCAAATTCTTTAAACTTTGTTTTGTTAAAGATATGTTCGCTGTATAAGAAAAACAGCATATCTATATCGGGAGTTCCGATTTTGTATTTGGCTTTAGCCCAATACCTTATCACCCGCCAATACTTCATGTAGTCGTGTGAGGGTTGAACTCTATCGTAGTTTTTGCGTACTATATTTGTCATTAAATTAAATTTGTATCTTTGTAAAACAAAAATAAAAAAAAATAACAACCTATGAGAAACCTCGCTGCCCCTTTAGCTGAATCTGCCTTCGACATGCCTGGAGATAAATATAAAAGACAAAGAAGAAGAAAAGCCAGGAGACAAAGAAAAAAGCGAAGATGCACTAAAGCAAAAGGTTGCTATAACCCAGGAAGATATTAAGATATAAAAATTAAAATTATGCCAACAGTAACTTACAAATGTGGAGACACAGGAAAAATGAAAAAAAGAACTTTCCCTTACAACGCTATGGGTAAAGCTCAAGCCTCAGAGTTTGCAAAAACAATGGGAGGTAAAATAAAAAACAATCCAGGCTACGGCATGGAAAAGAAAATGAAATCTTCTTATTAATATAAAAAATAAAACCATGCCAGATAAAAAGCTATCTAAAAAAATTATTAAAGATTCTAAGAAAGGTGCAAAACTTTCTCCCGATGGTACAGGAAAAATAAAACCTACCGCAAAAAATATAAAAAGGTTAAAAAAATTATCCAGAAAAGAGTTGAAAAGTTCAAATCTGAAAGATAGGAAAAAACTATCTAAAAAAGTACTTAAAACTTCTAAGAAAACAGGAAAGATTAAAGGTATGGCTCCGATTGCACAAGCACCTAAGTCGCCAGTAAGATCTATGATAGCAGGAGGTATAAAAAACTCTGGCATGAGAAAATCTGCTAAGAAAAAAAGAGAAGCCCTAAGAGAAGCACGTAGATAGTTATGGCTAAGGGTAAAATGAAAGCAGCAAATGATAAGTTAAGAAGTAGCTCAAAGTCTGATGCAGACTATGTTAAAAAACTTCAAAACATTATAACCGGAGGGATAAAGAACTCAGGTATGAGAAAGGAAGAAAAGAAAAACAGAGAGCGTAAACGTGTAACAAGAACAGACCATTTAAAAACATAAATATGGCAAACGGTAAAACAGGATTAGCAAGAGGACAGCAGGTTCGTTATGAGCATAGATCTCAAATGGACCCTGTAGCTGCACGTAAAGAAAAAGCTAAAAAAGAAAAAGCTGAAGCAAAACAAAAAGCTAAAGAAGCCGCAGCTAAAAAAGCTTTAAAGGATAAAAAGAAAAAGCTGGCTGACAAAAAAGAAAAAGCAAAAGAAAAAACAAAGAAAAAAGTTAGCAAAACCGTAAACAGGTCTCTTAAAAAACAAACAAAGAGAGCGGATAAGCTCGTTAAAAAAACTATAAAAGCAGGAAGTAAAACTTTAAAGAAAAAAGTTAAAGGCAAAACACCTGAGCAAAAGAAAGCTAAAGTAACTAAAAAAATAAAAAAGCATACAGATAAACGTACTAAGTCTTTTGTTAAGTATGGTGAGAAGAAAAAAAGAGCCACTGAAAGACTAAGTAAAAGAAAACAAGCTATTAAAAAACTTTCTGACAAAAGACAAAAATTGTTAGATAGAAAGATGGATGATGCTTCTAAGGCAACAACAAAAAAAATAAGCAGAAGTAAAAAACAATTAAATCGCAAACGAAGAGCAGCATCTCCAGACTCGTGGGCGAAAAGACATAGTGGAAAATGGTCGAAAAAAATGGTAAGATAAAAAGAAGTAAACATTATTACGATTATACTCGTAACATGTCTGCAGAACAAATTAAAAAATTTCAAGACAAACAAAAGAAGTTAAAAGAAAAGACCTCTACAAAGGATTAAAAATAATATATTATCTTTGTAGAAATATTTAGTATAAATTTTAAAAAATAATTATTATGAAAAAGCAAGGCTATAACGCAAGACTTGATGAGTCTTTAGGTGGAAAGCACAGAGGGCACCACAAACAATCTTTAAAAGATAGAAGAGACGAGTCTAAAGCAATGTCTAAAAAAATATACGGACACGCTTATGGTGGAGACCACAACATGTCTTACGAAAAAATCAACAATGTTAAAAAGCACATTAGTGCTGCGATTAGAAAGTAATGGCTGCTAAAGGAAGAACTAAAAAAGGAGCCTTTCCAGAAATAAAAGAATCTCGTCAGGGAGCTTTTACGAAGTGGGCTAAAAATAATGGATTCAAAGATGCGTGTAGTGCTGCTTCTGCGGTAATGAAGAATACTAAAAAGTATTCTGAAAAAGTAGTAAAGATGGCAAACTATGCTAACAACTTTGGATGTAAAAGAAAATAATTATGGGAAAAGCTTTAATATGGTTAGGCAACAAATTAGTTGCTTTAACTTGTACAGTTAAATGTACATGGAATTGGTTGATGAGTAAACTTATGTTTAATGTATCAACATGTGCTTATAAGGTTTGTAAATGTAAAAAGTAATTTTATATGAAACGAACAAAAGTAAGTGAATTAAAATCAAGAGGCTTGGGTGATACTATTGAAAAGTTCACTAAAGCTACAGGAATAAAAAAAGTAGTTGATAAAGTAGCTAAAGCTACTAATAGAGACTGCGGATGTAATAAACGTAGGGACGCATTAAATAGAGTGTTTCCTTACAATAAATAAAAAATAAAACTATGGCATATCAAAGGTTACAGGTCAGTAGATCATTAGCAGTTATACCAAGCACCACAGTGCTTATCCCAGACCCAGCAACAGAAATGTTTTCTGGAATAGCAGATTTTTCAGTGGCTGGAACATTAACAGATGTAGGTACAACATTTACTACATTAGGAATTGAACCGGGTAAAGCCATCGTATATAATACTACAGCAGGTATAGCATATTATGTAGATGCAGTTACAGATAATTTAAACTTATCATTATCTCCTTCTTCTGCGGGGGGTGCTACTGATTCATACGTAATTTATGCTTACGCTACACAAGCATGTACTTTATATAGTGGAACAGCTCAAGACATTACAGTTTATATGTCAGCTGACACTGGTAACATGCATGCACCAACTACTACACAAAAATTCACAGCTATACCAGCTGGTTCATTTATGCCAACCTTAGTTACAGGTGTATCTACAGCAGACACTCCGACTAACTTAATAGCTCTTTGGTAAGATGCCGACAGGGATTGGATCAGGTATAGCGGGTCAAGTTTTTACGGAGCCTCATACTCCAGCAGGTCCAGCTTGCAAAACTACTTATTCATGTTTATTTGATGGAGTTGCAGAATCTTTAATTTATGCAGCGGGAAAACCTTTATTAGGAGCTGGAGGTACTGGTAATTTTACAATTACATGGTGGATGAAAAGTCCTAATCCAGCCTCGGGAGCTAATCAAAGAATCCTAACTGCTCAAGCAGGTAGTACAGTATGGGCTTTATATTTAAGTGCAACAGGAAGTTTAACATGGATTAGTACAGGAACAGGTTTTTGGAACGATGGCTCAGGTTACACTTTAGCGGCTGATACCTGGGTTCATTATGCTTATTCAGTAGATCGTTCTGGTAATGCTACTTTTTATGAAAATGCAGCTAATCCTAACGCTAAGTCTATCGCTGCTAATACTATTACTTTTGATTCCGCAGGTACTTTTTATGTAGGGAGGCAAGCTGGAGGACAATATTTTGACGGCAAGATGACGGAAATAGCTATTTGGCAACAAGCTTTGTCGCAAGTTGAAATTGCTCAGTTATATAATAATACAGCAGGAGAATGTTATAATGATGTAAGTGCTTTTTCTTTTGCAGGTAGTTTACAAAACTGGTGGAGATGTTGGAACCCTTCAGGAACTTATGTTAATCCTATGCCAGATTTAGGAACCATCGCACCTACTATTAACCTTACTCCAGATAATATGGATGCTACTAATGTATCTACAGACACACCTTTATAAACTATGAGAAGCTTATACTATTGCATATTACCTACTGATGATTTAAAAAACTTAAACTTTTCTCAAGTATTAGAAAATAGTATTACTACCACACGATTAGATAATAGTGGGGATTCAGCTATTGTGCATTGGGTGGGTGGTAGTATTCCAACATATATTTCAGATAATGACCTACCTATTTTAAATCATGAGGAGGCCTTAACTGAAACTCACAAAGAGTCTTGGAACGAAGAATAAAATTTTATTAACTTTGCAATTATGAATTGGAACACAAATACAACTTGGGGAGGAGTATATACTTATATTTATAAAAAACCCAAACATGAAACCAGCAATGAAAGATACAGTTGAAGTTTTAGCTGCTAATGGCGGAGCTTTAGGATTAACGCTTACACAGTGTAATGAAATTTTACAATTTATTTCTTTAATTTTAGCAATAGGCTTTACGGTTTATAAGTTTGCTAAAGGTCTTAAGAAATGAAATATTTTAAGTTATCCGAGTTTGATTCGCCTGACAAACCAGGTTCGGGAAAAAACATGAAAAAAGATTTTCTCGAAGCTTTAGATTTTGCTCGAGAAGAAGCTGGCGTAGTATTTAAAATATCTTCAGGATTTCGTACTGAGGCTTATAATAAAGATTTATTAAAAAGAGGATATAAAGCCTCAAAAAATAGTTCACATCTAAAAGGGTGTGCTGCAGATATTGTGTGTGCAGATTCAGTAAAAAGAAGTATAATAGTTAGAGCTTTGATTAATGTTGGGTTCACCAGACTGGGGATTGCAAAATCCTTCATACATGTGGACAACGACCCTGATAAAGCTGACTCAATTTGGTTATATTAATATGGCAAAGAAAGGAAGAACTAAAGATAAGGGAAATAAAATCTGTAAAGCTGGTAAAGACTGGGCTATGAGAACTTATGGTAAGTGGTCAGCTTATGCCGCTATGGGTGCTTCTAAATATTGTAAAGACCCTAACTACGCTAAAAACAAAAAGAAATGAATCAAATAAAAAAAATGAAAGAAGTTGTAAAACAACTTAAAGGTGCTTCAAAAATGCATGCTCAACAAGCAGCGAAAATTGAAAAGATGATTAAATCAATGAAGCCTAAACCTAAAAAGAAAAAGTAATGGCGGGAGCTTTAAAAAAATGGAGAGATGAAAAGTGGGTTCGTATAGGAACTGATGGATCTATATTAGGTGCTTGTGGTACAAGTAAGGCTAAAAAAAATCCATCTCGTTGTTTACCATTATCTAAAGCTAAATCATTAAGTAAAGCGGAAAGAGCCGCTACAGCTAAAAAGAAAAAAAGATCAGGAGGAAGAAAACAATTTGTAATGAACACTAAAAAAGCAAAAGTACGTGGCTAATAAAAGCAAAATGAAATGTAACGTTGTTATGCGGTCAGATAGACCGGGTAAAAAGAGAATGGTTAAAGCTTGTGAAGGAGGTAAAGAAAAGCTTATTCATTTTGGTGCTACAGGTTATGGTCATAACTATTCAGCTGCTGCTCGAAAATCTTTTAAAGCCAGACATAAATGTGGAACGGCTAAATCTAAATTAACAGCTCGTTACTGGTCATGTAAAAAATTATGGGCTGGTAAGGGAGGTTCAACTAAATCAAGTCCTAAAAACAGAAGAGGAAAATATTAATGGAAGAAATATTACAACTTATAGAAGGATATGGACTACCATTAGTGTTACTAATAGGAGCGGTATATGCTTTATATCGATTTTTCTTTTTTAGTGTGCACGAAGTAAAAAACACTTTCTCTAAGCATCATGAAAAAAATGCAGAGAACATGGAGGAAATAAAAAAGAAGATAGACATTATATTAGAATTTATAAAAAAACAATTATGAGTATATTAAATAAAATATTTGGAACAGGAGCAACTACAGTTGCTGACAAGGTAGCTGGAATCGCTGATAGGTTTATAAGAACTAAAGACGAAAAAGCAGAGTTTGAAATGGAGATGGAAAAAATCTTTATAGCAGCCGAAGCAGAAATACAAAAAAATGTTACAGAAAGGTGGAAGAGTGATATGGCCAGCGATTCTTGGTTAAGTAAAAATGTAAGACCTATGGTGTTAATATTTTTAGTTGTATGCACTATGCTTTTAATTTTTATTGACGCAGGAGCGTTAAAATTTCAAGTAGAAGAAAAATGGACTGAACTTTTACAATTAGTTTTAATAACCGTGATTGGATCTTATTTTGGGGGAAGATCATTTGAAAAAATAAAAAACAATGGCTAAAGCACCCGCATTTACTTTTCGTGGAAATTCTACAAAAAAACGTCCAGGCATTCATGCTAAATCTAAAAGCAGTAAGTTGAAATCCAGTAAGAATTATTTTAAGAAATATAGAGGGCAAGGAAAGTAAAACACATTCCTTAACTTTTCTTATCTTTGCATTAATAATTAACTTAAATAATAATATAATGAAAAAAATTAAAGAAGAAGAATTAAAAGAGCTTCAACATTTAAATGAAGAGTTTAACAAAACAAAAACTCAACTTGGAGATTTAACTTTACAAAAACATGGACTATGTTTAAAAGTAGAAAGTTTAAAAAGAGATTTCCAGAATTTAGAAGTAAAATTAATGGAGGCTTATGGAAAAGACTCTGTTATTAATTTAGAAACAGGGGAAATAAAACCTAAAGAAAAAGATGGCGAAAATAAGTAATACCGGTGTTTATCCTAATGTCACTCCTAAAGCGGATGATTATTTTATATTAACAGATGCCAGTGATAGTAAAAAAACAAAAACGACTAAAGTTTCTGACTTGTCAGCTTACATCAGTGGATCGTTATCTTCAGACATTATAACAGCGGTAGTTACAGTATCTTCAGCTCAAATTCAATCTCTTAATAGTTCTCCTGCGACTCTTTTAAATAGTTCAACTAAAATTATAGTTCCTTTATCTATTGTGGTAAGATACAATTATGGAACTATAGCATATACGGTGGCGGGTTTAGGGAATAATTACATTGGGATAGATTATGTAAGTGCAGGTAGTATTTGGGCTCCGGTTCCTAATTTAAACGGAGTAGGAGCCTCTACGCAACATCTTTTACAGCCTTCTACGGGAAATGGAGCCGCTTACCAAACAGCTACTAATACCTCTAAACTAATATGGTATTATGACGCTAACGATCCAGCTGCAGGAGACGGAACAGTAACTTTTAATATACAATATAGAGAAATAACATTTTAAGATATGGCAAAAATTGAAAACACTTCGGTCTATCCTACGGTCACACCTGCTGCTGATGATTTACTAATAGCAACAGATGTAAGTAATGAGAATAGAACCGTTACTTTTTTAGTAAGTGATATTACATCAGGAGGTGCTCTTCAAGGATTGCAATCTGTTTTAGATACAGGAAACACTGCTACCCAGACTATAACTTTAACAGGTAATATTACTGTATTAGGTGCAGCGGGTACTGGATATATAAGTGCTTGTCAATACTACGCAGGCGGTACAGCTGGTGCAGTAGGACAGGTTTTAACATCTCAAGGTAATGGAGCATGTGCTACCTGGGAAACGCCAGCAGCAGTAACTTGTTGTAATTTGAATGATACTTTAACAGTAGGTAATAGTACTACTTTAAATATAGATACTACAGGCTCTATCAATATGACAGGAGCAGCCAGTGTTTTAGCTTTAAGTGGAGGAACAGCAGCTACTATTAGTGGTACAGGCTCTAACTTGACAATGGGTGCTAATTCAGATATTTTTTTAGGAAATACATCAGAATTAAACTTTGGAGCTACAGCTAAGATAAATGATTATAGTGGAGCAACAGGAGCAGCAGGACAGATATTGGTAGTTAATGCAGCGGGAACCGGAGTTGAGTGGTCAACAGGAGTTCCATCCGCTTCAGTACCAACCCTACAACAAGTTCTAACAGCAGGAAATACTGCAACAGGTTTAGGGATTGCTTTTAGTGGACCAAGTACTACTACTTTTGATACCACGGCTACTATTTCATCATCAGCAGATAATGCTTGGTTAGGAACAAATACATTTAGTGCTAACGGAACTTCATCTACTACAGCAGGTGTAGCGTTAACAGGAAGTTTATGGGATGGTGCCAGTACTGGTGTAGTAGATTATGTTTTAAAATCTACAAACACAGGTGTAGAGTGGGTAGCTTTATCTACATTAGGGGTTACTTCAGTAACTCAAGTGGCTGCTACTACTTCAACAGGTAATCCTCTTACCATTTCTCCTATTACTGGATCAGTATTAGTTACACAACATATTTATGATGGAGGTGCAAACCTGGGGGTTGTTCCTTCGGGTGGAACAGCTTCAACTTTTTTACGAGGAGATGGAACATGGCAAACACCAACATCAGCAGTAACTTCTGTTTCAGCAGGAGCACCTGGTACTTCTACAGGAACACCTTTAACAATAACTCCTACCACAGGAGCAGTGGTCGCTACTTCTAATGCTTATGCAGGAACAACTAACATTGGTCATGTGCCAGCAGGCGGGACAGCATCTACTTTTTTAAGAGGAGACGGAACATGGGTTACACCTACTTCTTCAGGTCTTCCTACAGAAACTGTGAGGGTAGATGTAAATTTAAACAAAGCTTCAGTTACCGCTGGCAATTATATGTATTATTACACTCATAATTCTGCAAGTTGGGGAGCAGCTTTTAATGGAACACATCAAGCTATAGACCCAGCAGGTTTAGCAGCTTCTCCACAAACTACTCCAGCAGGGGTTACTAATGATATTCATACTGCAGGTATTGTGGTGGGTAATCCAGGATACGGTTCTGTCTGTACTGCTTCTTATCCTAATATGAAATTATGTGCTGGTACGCTTATGATGATGGTAGACACTGGAGGCACTTTTACTTTTAATTTATGGAAAACATCTATATGTACAGGAGGCACTTCTTATGTTAAAGCTTATGAGTGTACTTTAGAAATAACAGACGAAACAAGTATAAACTGTTGTGGGGCTCCGACTATTGCAACCACAGGAGCAGAGGTTTTAGCAGCTGGGGAGGGTTATTTTTTAACTGTTCAAAGTGCAGGAACTATAGCCAGTATAGATATGCAGGCAACTATGTATTTACGTTTTGTACATACAACTTAATATTAATTTAATTAAAATGAAATGGACATTAGAAAAATCTCAATTGGTGCTGACTACAAGTCAGGAATGCACTACATAGTATCTCAAGAAGTTTTAGGTGGTTCATATAACATTCATCTTATTCAAGAGGATGTGGATTCTTATAAAATATGGGTACAAAAAAATGATGAGGTTTTTTTATGGAAAGAGTTTAGAAAAACTTTACCTGTTTCAGTAGAATATAATATAAATTTTGAATGAAATCACCATTTAACTTTATTGTTAAAGCATATAATGAAAGACGGTACGATAACATAAAACAAATAGGAGACATAGATTTTGTCACCAGTGTTTCTAAAGAAGACCATACCGCCTCTAATCGTTTTGCTATTGTTGAAGAAGTTCCTATCAACTACACTGGTCCTATCAAAAAAGGAGATACTCTTTTAGTTCATCATAATGTATTTAAGTTTTACTTTGATATGAAAGGAAGAGAAAAAAGTGGACGAAGTTTTTTTAAAGATGATTTGTTTTTTATAGATCCTTATCAATTTTTTATGTACAAGCAAGATGGTAGGTGGCATGCTCATGGTAAATATTGTTTTGTTAAACCAATTAAAGCTAAAGATTCGTTTATTAAAAAAAGTGGAGAAGAACCTTTAACAGGTATTATGAAATACATTAATGAAGATTTATTAAAATTAGGAGTCAAAGAAGGAGATGAAGTTTCTTTTCAACCTGATAGTGAATATGAATTTAATATTGATGGAGAAAAACTTTATCGTATGTACACTGAAAATATAACTTTAATATTATGATATATATAATAGATAATTTTGTTGATAAAGATATTTTTTTACAAGCTTGTAATTATTTGAATAAAGGGGATTTTGAAAAAGTAGAGTCGGGAGGAAAAAATTTTTATATTAAATCTTCTCCTGAAGTTTTTAATAAATATATAATAAATAAATTAATTACTATTGAACATCAAGAAATAGAAAACATTTTAAGTTTTTTTAGGGTTTCTACTAATGAATTAGATACTACTTGGCGTATTCATTCTGATTTAAACATTAAAGGACAAAAACCTGACCGAGCTTTAGTTTTATATATGTCACCTCGATATAAAGAAGACTTACATGGAACAGCTTTATGGGAGCACGAGGTGTATGGTAAAACTTTACCTCAAGATATTAGCGATGAAAAGTATAATGAAATGATACAGGTAGACGCAGAAAACTTAGATATGTGGAGACTCAGCTCAGTAGTAGGGTATGAACAAAACAGATTAGTATCTTATCCTTCTTCTTATTTTCACAGTAAATATCCTAACAAGTCATGGAAAAAAGGTAGACAAGTGTTTGTCATGTTTTATAAATATAAATAAATTTAATTATGGGAGTACAAAAAAATATAGCTAAATTAAAAGTTAAAGTAGATTTAATAACGCAAAATTTACAACGATTAATTTTAGAAGAACAACAAACCAGAAAACTTTTAATAAATGTAGCAGAAATATTAAAAGTAATGCCAGGATATAAAAAAGCATTAGATAAAGTAGAAGCTGCTAAAGAAAAAAAGAAAGATGAATAGCAAAGAAATAAAAGAACAAATTATCGCAGCTGGAGAAAAAGCAGTAAAACAATTAATAAAAGTTGCAAAAGAAGATATTATTAAGTATGATAAAGATGATGAGTTAGCAGCCGACAGATTAAAAAACGCAGCTGCTACTAAAAAATTATGTATCATGGATGCTTTTGAAATATTAAAACGTATAGAGGAAGAAAAAAATTTATTAGAAGGAACCGTTAAAGAAAAGAAAAGTAATACACCTAAAGGATTTGCAGAATCAAGATCAAAATAGTTTATACAAGGTTATAAAAAACATTATACCTAAAAATGTGCTTAGTAATAAAAACAGAGCACATACTTGGCAGTATGGGTATAATGAAAAATATGATATAGTTATTATTTCTCGAGACGGTACTTTGGGAGAAGTGTATGAAGTGAATGGATTAAGAATAGGGTTACCTGCTCAAAGCAAAGATATTATTAAATTGTCTACTAAAAAAGAAGAACAATATTGGCAACCCACTTTATTACCTAAACCTTTAAAAAGAATAAAATCTATTTTCCAATGGCATGATACCCCAGAAGACTTTAAAAGCAAATGGGTAGATTATATTGAAAAAGAGTTTGACCGTAGAGAACAAGGAGTATGGTTTATGAATAATGGGACACCTACCTATATAACTGGAACGCATTATATGTATTTACAATGGACTAAAATTGATGTAGGACATCCTGATTTTAGAGAAGCTAATAGAATATTTTATATTTTCTGGGAAGCATGCAAAGCAGATAAAAGAAGTTTTGGAATGTGTTACTTAAAAATAAGACGTTCAGGTTTTTCTTTTATGAGTTCGTGTGAAGGAGTTAATAAAGCTACTATAACTAAAGACGCAAGAATAGGTATCTTATCTAAAACAGGATCGGATGCTAAAAAAATGTTTACTGACAAAGTAGTTCCTATATCTAACAACTATCCCTTCTTTTTTAAACCTATTCAAGATGGTATGGATAAGCCTAAAACAGAATTAGCTTATAGGGTTCCGGCTTCTAAGATTACCAAGAAAAACATGAACACTTTAGCGGATGAAGAATTAGAAGGTTTAGATACCACTATTGACTGGAAAAACACAGGAGATAATAGTTATGATGGAGAGAAACTTCAGCTTTTACTTCATGATGAAAGTGGTAAGTGGGAGAAACCTGATAACATTTTAAACAACTGGAGGGTAACTAAAACGTGTTTAAGATTAGGTAGTAAAATTATAGGAAAGTGTATGATGGGGTCTACATCAAATGCTTTAGATAAAGGAGGTAATAATTTTAAAGCATTGTTTTATGATTCTATGCCTTCGAATAGAAATGCCAATGGTCAAACTAAAAGTGGACTTTACTGTTTATTTGTTCCTATGGAATGGAATTTTGAAGGATATATTGATAGATACGGTATGCCAGTTTTTAAAACTCCAGATAAACCTATTATAGGAGTAGACGGAGAAGATATAAAAATAGGGGCTTTAGATTATTGGGAAAACGAAGTAACTTCTTTAGCTCATGACCCTGACGCTTTAAATGAGTTTTATCGTCAATTTCCTCGTAGTGAATCCCATGCGTTTAGAGACGAAAGTAAACAGTCTATATTTAATTTAACTAAAATCTATCAACAGATTGATTATAACGATTCTTTAATTCTGGCTCATCATTTAACCAGAGGTTCTTTTTATTGGAAAGATGGAGTAAAAGATTCTAAGGTTGTTTGGAGTCCTGATAAAAGGGGAAGATTTTTAGTTAGCTGGACACCTCCTGCTCATTTACAAAACCGTATAGAGCAAAGAAATGGAAGAAATTATCCAGGCAACGAACATTTAGGCTCTTTTGGATGTGACTCTTATGATATATCTGGAGTAGTAGTAGGTAAGGGTTCTAATGGTTCTTTGCACGGATTAACTAAATTTAACATGGACGAAGCTCCAAGTAATGAGTTTTTTTTAGAATATATTGCTCGTCCTCAAACAGCAGAAATATTTTTTGAAGAAGTTTTAATGGCGTGTATTTTTTATGGTATGCCTATCTTAGCGGAAAATAATAAACCTCGTTTATTATACCATTTTAAAAATAGAGGTTATAGAGGTTACTCTTTAAATAGACCAGATAAAAGATATAATAAATTATCTAAAACAGAAAAAGAATTAGGAGGTATTCCGAATACTTCGGAGGATGTTAAACAATCTCATGCAGCAGCAATAGAGTCTTATATTGAAAAATACGTAGGCATAGATTTGAATGGAGATTTTAGGGATTCTGAAGAAATGGGTACCATGTATTTTGGTAGAACATTAGAAGACTGGGCTCGGTTTGATATCACTAATAGAACAAAATATGATGCGTCTATAAGTAGTGGTTTAGCTATTATGGCTAATCAAAAACACTTATATACCCCGTCTAAACAAAAATCAAAAATAAGTATTAACTTTGCAAAGTATAATAATAGTAGTACTATAAGTCAAATAATTAGATGAAAGGAATCCAGATAGATATACAATCTGCAGCCTTTCCAGATCAATTTGTGTCTGATTCACAGAAGGCCACAAAAGAATTTGGGTTACAGGTAGGTCAGGCGATACAATACGAGTGGTTTAGAAGAGACGGTTTGTCATGCCGTTTTTATAATCAATTCTTAGAATTTCACAAATTACGTCTTTACGCAAGAGGTGAACAATCAGTAGCTAAATATAAAAATGAATTAGCTGTTGATGGAGATTTATCTTATTTAAATTTAGATTGGACTCCGGTTCCTATTATACCTAAGTTTGTAGACATAGTGGTTAACGGAATGTCAGATAGATTGTTTGATGTTAAATGTTATGCTCAAGATGCATTGTCTGCGGAAAAAAGAAGTAACTTCCAGTCAATGGTAGAAAGAAATATGTTGGCTAAAGGATTATTCCAACAAATTGAAAAAGATTTTGAAGTAAATGTTTTTGAAGTAAATCCAGAACAACTTCCTGAAAACGATACAGAGATGGAGTTGTATATGCAAATGAATTATAAGCCAGCCGTAGAAATAGCCAATGAAGTAGCTATTAATACTATGTTAGAAGAAAACCATTATAATGATACACGAAAAAGAGTTGATTATGATATTGCTACAATAGGTATAGGAATGTGTAAACACACTTTTCAAGAAGGAGATGGAGTTAGAGTTGAATATGTAGATCCAGCTCATGTAGTATATAGTTATACGGAAGACCCTTATTTTAAAGATTGTTTTTATTGGGGAGAACTTAAAACTATTCCGATTGGAGAAGTTTTAAAAATTAACCCTGACTTAACTCAAAAAGATTTAGAAGAAATATCTAAATACAGTCAAGCTTGGTATGATTATTATAATGTTGCTCAAATGTATGAGAACAGTATGTTTTATAGAGATACTTGTACTTTGTTATATTTTAACTATAAAACCACTAATAGTTTTGTTTACAAGAAAAAAGAAATGGCTGATGGTAGTTTTAAAACTGTAGAAAAAGATGATCAGTTTAATCCGCCTCAAGAAATGATGGACGAAGGTAAGTTTGAAAAAATAGAAAAAAGAATAGATGTGTGGTATGAGGGGGTAATGGTAATGGGTACTAATATTATAATTAAATGGGACATGATGAAAAACATGGTGCGTCCCAATTCAGCAAGTCAATATGCTATGTCTAACTACGTGGCTTGTGCTCCTCGTATGTATAAAGGAGTAGTAGAATCTTTAGTAAGAAGGATGGTTCCTTTTGCAGATTTAATTCAAATTACTCATTTAAAAATACAACAAGTTATTGCTCGAATGGTTCCTGATGGAGTTTTTATAGATGCAGATGGATTAAATGAGGTAGACTTAGGAACAGGTAACGCTTATAACCCCGAAGACGCTTTACGTTTATATTTTCAAACCGGTAGTGTTATAGGTAGAAGTTATACTCAAGATGGTGAATTTAATAATGCTAAAGTTCCTATTTCCCAATTAACTTCTAATAGTGGAGGAGGGAAAATGCAAATGTTAATTAGTAATTACAATCATTATTTAAATATGATTAGGTCTGTCACAGGATTAAATGAGGCAAGAGACGGATCAACACCTGATCCTAATTCTTTAGTTGGAGTTCAAAAACTTGCAGCTTTAAATTCTAATACAGCTACTCGTCATATTTTACAAGGAAGTTTATTTATTACAAGAACTTTAGCTGAAGCTTTATCATTACGTTGTGCTGATGTTTTAGAATATGCAGATTTTAAAGATGAGTTTGCTATGCAGATAGGTAAGTATAATCTTAATATTTTAGAACAAATACGTAATTTATATATTTATGATTTTGGTATTTTTATAGAAATGAGTCCGGATGAAGAACAAAAAGCTCAATTAGAAGCAAACATTCAAATGGCTTTATCTAAGCAGGATATTAATTTAGAAGACGCTATAGATATTAGAGAAATGAAAAATATAAAAATGGCTAATCAGTTGTTGAAAGTTAAACGTAAACAATTAGCAGAGCAAAAACAACAACAAGAAATGCAAAAACAACAGATGGTTGCTCAAACTAATATGCAGTCTCAACAAGCGGCTGCTCAAGCTGCTATGCAAAAAATGCAAGCTGAAACGCAATCTAAAATGCAGGTGGCTCAAGCAGAAACTGCTATGGCTATAGAAAAAATGAAAAATGAAGCGGCATTAAAAGAGCAGTTAATGGGATTAGAGTTTAGTTATCAAATGCAGTTAAAAGGGATGGAACAATCTCAAATGGATGAAAGAGAAAAAATGAGAGAAGAAGGTAAATCTCAAAGAATAGCGGAAGCTAACACTCAACAATCTAAAATGATTGAACAACGTAAAAGAAATTTACCTGCTCAAAATTTTGAGTCTAATGAAGATAGTTTAGATGGTTTTGATTTAGCAGAGTTTGACCCAAGATAATTAGCTAAAATAAATAAATAAATAAATATTAACTTTGTAAAAACTTAAATTAAATAAAATGGAAAATAACGAAAAACCTAAATTAACGGTAAAATTAGTTGGTGAAGCTGAAACTAAATCAACACAAGAAATAGAAAAAGAGTTACTGGATAAACATGAAGAAAATTTAAAAACTGAAGAAAATCCAGTAGAAAAAATAGAAAAAGTAGAGGACACTACAGTTAAAAATGTAGAAGAACCTAAACAACAAGAAGAACAAAAGAAAGAAGAAGCACCTGTAAAAGAACAGGCATTGGAAGATAAAGATATTCTTGAATATATTAAGAATAGATACAATAAAGAAATATCATCGGTAGATGATTTATTTGCTCAACAAAAAGCTAATGAAGATTTACCCGAAGATGTTTCAGCGTTCTTTAAATATAAAAAAGAAACGGGTCGTGGGTTAGGTGATTTTGCTAAGTTACAGCAAGACTACACCAAACTTGATGACGAAAAAGTGCTGACTGATTATTATGCAGCTATAGAAGAAGGATTAGATGAGATTGATATTCAAGACTTAATTGATGATAAATTTGGTTTTGATTCGGAGTTAGATGAAGAAAAAGTTGTAAAGAAAAAGAAGTTAGCCAAAAAAAGAGAACTTTCAAAAGCGAGAAAGTTTTTTGAGGAGCAAAAAGAACAATACAAACTACCACTTGAGTCAAGCCCGGGAGTTAGTTCTAAAGAGCAAGACGAAGAATTTAAACGCTATAAGAGTTACATGGAAGAATCCAAAACTCAAGAGGAAGCTCGTAAAAAAAGGTATGACTGGTTTACACAGAAAACAAATGAAGTTTTCAGTCAGGATTTCAAAGGTTTTGAAATTTCTGTTAATGACAAGTCTTACACTTATAAACCTGGTGATACGACTGAGTTGAAAAACAAACAGTCGGATTATACTAATTTTATCTCTCCTTTTATGGATGGAGAAACAGGTATGATGAAAGATGCTAAAGGATACCATAGAGCAATAGCAATTGCTTCTAATCCTGAAAAGTTTGCCAGATTTTTTTATGAGCAAGGTAAAGCGGAAGCTATTGACGATGTAAGTAAAAAATCAAAAAACATTGACATGGTTCGTAAAACACCTCAAACCTTCAGTAAGAATGGATTAAAAATTCGTTCAGTTGGAGATACATCGAGTGGAAGAGGACTCCGAATTAAGAGTATTAAAAAAAGTTAAACATTAATTAAAAAATTTAGAAATTATGGCAGTAAACGCAACACCGGGCTTTGACTTAATCCCATCAGCGGAAAGAGTAGCAATGCCCCAAAACTATATTACCAATTTCGATTTCTTAAATCAGTATCTTCCTGATACTTATGAAAAAGAATTTGAAAGATATGGTAATAGAACAGTATCATCATTCTTAAGAATGGTAGGTGCTGAAATGCCTTCTAACTCAGACATGATAAAATGGGCTGAACAAGGAAGGTTACATATTAAATATACATCATGTGATTCTGCAGGAGTCGCAGGAGCTAACACGGCTACATGGGACATCAAGGATGATCTTACGCCTACTATTCCAGGCGGTACTACTACTGCAGGACAAGGAAGTATAGCTTTAAGAGTTGGTCAAACAATTATGATTTCAGACAATACGGCTGGATCTAACTTGACTAACAAAGCAGTTATTACAGCTGTTAACTACACAAACGTTCCTCCTCAAATTACAGTAGCGTATTATGAAGGAACAGGCCAAGCAGTGGCAGCTGGTGTAGATTGTACAATCTTTATTTATGGTTCTGAATTTGCAAAAGGAAGTGAAGGAATGGCAAACTCTTTAGAGTCTGACGACTTCATTTTTGATAATTCACCAATCATTATTAAGGATACTTATGAAGTTTCTGGTTCTGACATGGCTCAGATAGGATGGGTAGAAGTTACATCAGAAAATGGTGCTGACGGATACTTATGGTATTTGAAATCAGAGCATGATACAAGATTAAGATTTGAAGATTATCTTGAAACAGCAATGATAGAAGCAGTTCCTGCTGACGCTGGTTCTGGTGTATCTGCAATTACTTTAACATCTACAAGCCCAGGTAACAAAGGTTCTGAGGGTATTTTCTACGTAGTAGGAGAAAGAGGTAATGTTTATGGTGGTGGTAACCCAGCGGCATTAGCAGACTTTGATGCTGTTATCCAAAGATTGGATAAGCAAGGTTCTATTGAAGAAAATGTTCTTTTTGTTAACAGACAATTCTCATTTGATATTGACGATATGTTAGCTGCTCAAAACTCTTACGGAGCGGGTGGTACTTCATACGGTCTATTTGATAATGATGAGGATATGGCTCTTAACTTAGGTTTCACAGGATTTAGAAGAGGTTATGACTTCTATAAATCTGACTGGAAATATCTTAACGATCCTACTATGAGAGGAGGTTTAACTGCTGGTGCAATCAACGGACTTTTAGTTCCTGCTGGTTCAACTACAGTTTATGACCAAATCTTAGGTAAGAATGCTAAGAGACCTTTCTTACATGTGAGATACAGAGCGTCTGAAACTGAAGATAGAAGATATAAAACTTGGATCACTGGTTCTGCTGGTGGAGCAAGAACATCTTCTTTAGATGCAATGACGGTTAACTTCTTGAGTGAGAGATGTGTATGTACTTTAGGTGCAAACAACTTCTTCTTATTCCAGAATGCTTAATCACTGACTTTAAGAGGGGAGGACTAACCTCCTCCCCTTTTTTTTAACTTTAATTAAATTATAATAAAATGAAAACAAAGAAAAAAATTTACACAGCTAAGACATATCGTCTTAAAAGAGATGCAGCACCTTTAACTTATATGTTAGCTTCGCATCATTCACGAAGATCACCTTTACTTTATTTTGATGATGAAACAGGAACTAATAAACAATTACGTTATGCACGTAATCAAAAGTCTCCTTTTGTAGAAGACCAAGATGGTAATGCTATTATGGAACCTATTATTTTTGAAGACGGAATGCTTCATGTACCTAAAAACAATCAGGTTTTACAAGAATTTTTATATTACCATCCTCATAAAGACATGGTATTTGAAGAAGTGAATAATGAAAAAGACGCTCAAGAAGAAGTAGAAATTTTACAAGCAGAAGTACAAGCTTTAATTGTGGCTCAAGAATTATCTTTAGATAAGTTATTAGCAGTAAGTCGTATATTAATTGGAAGGTCTGCAGCTAAAATGAGTACAGCAGAATTAAAAAGAGATATTTTAATTTATGCTAAAAAAGATCCTCATACTTTTATGGAAGTAGTAAGCGACCCTGAAATGGAGTTTGAAGATGAAGTAAGAAGATTTTTTGAAAACAAGTTGTTGATGTTGAAAAATAATAATAAAGATGTTTATTATAATATTCCAGGTAACAAAAAGAAAATGTTATCAGTTCCTTTTAATGAAGACTATTATCATGTGGTAGGTTCTTTCTTAAAAAGTGACGATGGAGTAGATGTTTATAAAGCTTTATTAAAAATGCTTAAATCGTAACAGATTTAATTTAGTATCTTTGCATCATATTTATTTATTAAACCTATAAATTATTATTATTATGGAAAAATTTTTAAACATTCCTGTTACTGACGAAGGAAACCAATTAGTTCCAGCAACTGATGTAAAATTAGTTGAAGTAGGTGCAGGAGGTGCAGCAGACACTACTACTGTTATTACTTATGGTGCAGGCAATACAATTACATTGACGCATGCTTCAGTAGGAGCAGCTTCTGCAACTAATTCAGGTAACCAAATGAGAAATTTTGTGCAATCAAGTATAGTGGCAGCTTTAAGTACA